AACCGCATCGAAGTCGCTCAGACCGAAATGGCTCTGGCTATCACCGCTCAGGAGAAAGCCGCAGAAGAGAACGTCAAGGCTTCGGCAATTATCTCACCCAACGGCTAAAGAATGCTTTCCGACAAAGAACAAGAAACCGTGCAAAGGGGGTTGGCAGCCGCCGACCTCCTCGCACACCCGACATTCCGAGAAATTATACATTCTCTCACAGTAGAGGCCTTCTCGGTATTCACTGAAACCAAGCCTAGCGACAACCAAGAGCGCGAAGCACAATACAACCTATGCCAAGGCCTAAAGGCCATAGAGGCAGAACTTCTAGCCCGCGTCCAAGCTAAAGACGCACTGGAACTCAAACTCAACGAAGATGAGGAAGACCTCTTCTCCGACGACGATGATGATCTAGAAGATTTAAACTAACAAGGTGACTTATACCATGCCGACTACCCATGAGGGCGTCGATAACGAACCGGCAATCAGTGCCGAAGATACTTTCCTTAAACGCTGGCAGGACGCAGGTTTGCTATCCGATGGCGATGAAGGGGTAAACGCTACTCCCGCAAAAGGCTCCGAGATTGAGCCTGAGGATGACGCGAACGATGAAACCCAAGACGACTTTGAGGACATTGAACTCGAAGAAGAGGGTGAGGATGGTGACGAAGAAGAGGGCAGTGACGACCACGAAAAAGTCGAAGCTCCTGATGACGCTCTCGTAACCGTAAAGATTGGTGATGAAACCAAGACTGTCAAAGTAAAGGACCTTAAGCGCCTTTACGGACAAGAAGCATCCCTCACTCGGAAATCTCAAGAAGTAGCCCAAGCCCGACAAAAGGTAGAGCAAGAAGGTGAACTTTTTGCAGCCACCAGTCAGAAGATGCTTGAGAAGGCCGAAGCCCGCTTCCAGCCTTACGCGAACATTGACTGGCTCGTAGCAGCACAAGAACTTACGCCTACTGAGTTGAAAGCACTCCGTCAGGAAGCCACCGCAGCTTATGAAGACCTAAAGTTTCTCCAAGAGGAAACTAACGTAGTCTTCGAGCAACTCCAGCAGCAACGTCAAGCCCAGTGGGCTGAGGAGGCTAAGGAGTGCGTAAAGGTCCTGAACGATACCATCCCTAACTGGTCAGCCGAACGATATACCAAGGTCCGTGACTTCGCCAAAGAGCGAGGCATCCCCGCAGATACGTTCAACAAGATTGTTGACCCTGTAGCTATCTCCTTAATCAACGATGCACTCACGCTTCACGAAGCCCGTCAACGTGCAGCATCGAAGAAGAAACAGGTCGCGGTAGCTCCCAAGAAGACAGTCAAGCAGACCAAGGGCCGTGGCGCAACTACGGCAAAGACAGCCCAAGACCAAGAGGTCCTGAGCCTCAAGAAGAAGCTTCGTTCATCCGGCAAGGATAGCGATGCAGAGGCCTTGTTCCTCGCTCGATGGGCAGACGCTTCGGGCGACGATTAATCAAGCCCAACAACATAATAACCATAGGTAAATAATCACATGGCGCTTTTCAGCACCTATGACGCCGTAGGTATCAAAGAAGATATTTCGGACGTTATCTCGGACATCTCTCCGACCAAGACCCCGTTCCTCAGCCTCATCGGCAACGAGAAAACCAGCAACCGCTTCTTCCAGTGGCAGGAAGACACCCTCGCGGCTCCGCGTGACAACGCCCAGCTTGAAGGCTTCGACGCTTCTGACGCTACGCTGACCCCGACAACGCTCCGCAGCAACTACACCCAGATTTTCGAGAAGACGATCAAAATCTCGGCTACCGAAGATGCTGTCTCGCAGTATGGTCGTGCGAAGGAAACTGCCTACCAGATGGTCAAGGCAGCTAAGGAACTTAAGCGCGACGTAGAGCGTGCTTATGTTGGCGTAGATCAGGCAGCAGTAGCGGGTGACGAAACCACCACGGCTCGTCGCTCGGCTTCTGTCCGTCAGATGATCGCCGCTGGCCTCCTTGAAGATGCTGGCACTGCCGCAGCCCTGACTGAGACCATGCTGCTCAACGCTGCTCAGAAGGCTTACAACGCTGGTGGTGAACCGACCATCTTCATGATTAAGCCCGCAGATGCAACCAAGGTCGCAGCATTCGCCGCAGCCTCGGGCCGCCAGCGTGACTTCCGCAACGAGAGCAAGCTCGTCAACGTGGTTGACCTGTATGTCTCGCCGTTCGGTGAGTTCAAGGTTGTCCTGAACCGCTGGATCAAGAACGACATCGCTCTCCTCTTCGATCCTGATATGTGGACCAACGTCACTCTGCGCCCGTGGACCCGCGAAACCCTCGCGAAGACCGGCGACAACACCAAGATGATGATGGTTGGTGAAATGGGCCTCAAGCACAAGAACTACTCGGCTGACGCCCTCATCTACGACCTCGCGACCACGTAAGGTTACAATCGAGAACCCCGAGCCTCCCAGTGGGGCTTGGGGTCTCCCCTAGATACTTATGACAGATAAACCAGAGACAACTTCTAACACACCTGATTTCCACGATCTCAGTGTAAAGGTGCAAGTCAGCGACGACGCTAAGACGCTCAATGTCGCTAAACAGCAATACATCCCCGACAGCTTCCTCAAGGGTCTCGCAGAAGAGCGAGAAGCCTCCAAGACCAACAAGATGGGTGAATACCACAAGGTAGCCTCCATCCCTGTAGCCTTGGTCGAGAAATGGAAGTCTGAGGGCTTCGACATCTTCGACAAGAACAACAGCTTACAGGACGTTCTCAAGCGTCTCCAGTCACAAGACTTCCACCAGTTTATTGCGACCTCTCGCAAAATCTAAAGGCTAACTAATGAACTTCGGCCAACTCAAAACCAAAGTAATCCGGCTAATGAACCGGACTGACATGACTGACGATCTGGCCGCAGAGTTCATTGGTCAAGCTCAAGTCCGCATTGAGCGAACCCTCCGCACTACAGCGATGGAGAAGACGGTCTACTTCACCGCTACCGATGGTGCTTTCCGTCTCCCTACGGACTTCTTGGAAATCTGCGACATCTGGACTGACACTGTAGAGATGGAGAGGGTGGATAACTCCGCCTTCATCCGTATCCCCGCAGCCTTGGGTCAGCCCCGCGTATTCGTTCAGTCAGGCCATGACATTCGCATGAAGCCTGTGCCCTCTGACGATACACAGATATACATGCGCTACTATGCGGCTCAACCGATCCTCGTAGATGACGTAAACGAGAACATCTGGTCAGCCTCCGCTATCGACGCTCTGACCTACGGCGCTTGTATGTATGCCGCCGAGTATTTCGAGGATGAGCGCCTAGAGCTCTTCAAGCAACGCTACGACACCTCAATGATCGAGTTGGTGGACCAGTCCACTCAGGAAGACTTTGCTGGCCCCATGCGTATCCGTCCCGCTTATAGCTACCAAGATTGTGACCTATGAGCACAGAGATTACTTCTACTCCCACCTCATTCCACGACATAGACGGCGCACCTAACTACGAACCTCAGCCGGGACCTCCGGGTCCTCAGGGGGAGAAAGGTGACACAGGTCCTATGGGTCCTCAAGGTCCTACAGGTCCCGCTGGCCCTCAAGGTGACGTAGGTCCCACAGGCCCAGCAGGTGCTACTGGTGCTACAGGTCCGATGGGTCCAGAAGGTCCAGTTGGTCCCACAGGCGCTACCGGCCCCGCAGGTCCCACAGGTCCGGCAGGTGCAGACGGTGTAGACGCTACCGCAGCCCGTCTGATTTCCTTCTTCTGTCCTGTGACACCTGACGCCTCGGAAGTCCTCCTCCACTACCCGATAGTAGAGAACATGACGATCCCTGACGACTTCACAGCGTCAGTAGGTCACACCCTAGACAACCCCGCAGCTACCTTCACGATGGATGTCCAGAAGAACGGATCGAGCATTGGAACAATATCCGTCTCTACGGGCGGTGTGTTCACCTTCGCCACTACAGGGACGAGCGTCTCTTTGGTCTCTGGGGATAGAGTTACCGTAGTCGCCCCAGCAACCCCAGATACGACGATTAAGAACTTCGGTGTGACGATGAAAGTGAGTTTATAAGATATGGCTATCACACTTATTGATGGCTTCGACCTGTATAACGGGACTGGGGCCAACACCGGCCTACAGTCTAAGTGGGTCGTGGCAACATCTGGGACAGGCGCTTCTTTATCTCTCGTTTCTGGTCGTTTTGGAGGTCAAGCTGTTA